CTAGCTTTTTGATGAAACCGCTCCCTTTACGATTGCAGCAACCTGGTCGACTGTGGCGCCAACGGTTTGGCCACTTGTTGAGACGCCAATGGCTTGCACTGGCTGTTGATAGTTGATCCTTATCACGCCGAAAGCAGGGTTTACAAACGGGTCGCCGCCGCCTTGCACTTCCAAGATGCCATCAATTACAACAAGCGTGTGGCTGCCATCCTGTGGCCTTATCCGCCAGTCATTAAGCAAGAAAACGTTGACTGGGATCCTCGTGCCAGCAACAGGATCCCTTACGTCTCCGCCTAGCACTCTCATTGCCGGCAAATACTTCGAATTATCACCAACAAGTAACCAGTCTACCCAACGACTCCATAAATCAGGCACAGATAAAGTTATTGTGCCGCTTGTTAAAATTATCCGTTTATTTAAACCATCAAATTGAATTGTCACGTTTTCTACGGATTTGCATATGCGCGATCTTGCTCGGCGACCAGTGCAATTGTTTGCCCTACAGCACGGGTAATAGTTCCAATTGTTACAACAGGTTTAGCAGAACCAGCTTTGCCTGCCACTACAGTAACTGAAGCATTTGTTCCCGCAGTTCGACCGCCTTGAACATTCCCATCAAAGTCAAACGTAAAACTTAATGTACTACTGCTAATTGTGCCAGCAATTTCCGCTCCGCTTGCGTTGTTTACCGTAACTGCACCTGACTCTCCATAATCATTGTTAGAACCCGGAAGACTAGAAAAATACATACGAAAATATCCACCAACTAAAGGTGCATTAAATGTAAGTGAACCAGCCGCTGTAAATGGGAATGTCCGCGGCACACCATTTTTGTCTGTAAACGTGAGACGGTTCGTATCAGAGCTGTTGAAATTGTCAATATAAACACCCGTTGAAGTAATTAACGTATCGCCTTGAAATGTCAACAAACGATCCGCCGTTTTTCCGTTGACAGTTCCAGAACCGCTATCAATGTCCACATCTTGACGCAGAAGAAACTGTATTTTTGTATAGATTTGTTCTGCCGTTGCATTTGCTCCATCAATTATGATTCGAAATGGGTAAGAGGTTCCACCGATCGTTCTATTTTGGTCGGTAGTGTAATAGGTTACATTGATGGAAGAATACGGCGCATTAGACATTGCTGCGTCGTTTGCTTGAATTTTGGCATCAAATACGCTTGCCAAAGCAAAAGTCAAACGGTAAGCACCAGTTGAAGTTTCTACAATATCAGTAAGTGATGAATCAACATAGGTATATTGGTATTCACGTGCAAACACTTTAAAAAAACTGCGCGTATCAAAATTTCCGTTTTCGGCGTTGCCGAAAACTTGAACCGCTGCGTTAACTTCATCATTGTAAGTAAAGTTTATGGCAGGTCCACCAAGCACTCTTTGATAATATGCTTGGGCAGCTGTGCTTAAGTCGCCAAGCGAAACTACACCAACATATTGTCGCTCTAAAACACCTGTTGCAGAAAATTCATTCCAACCTGCATCGCGAGACATGTTACGTGAGTTGTCATCACCGAGCTTCCAGCCGTTATAGGTGTTACCGTCAAAACCCCAACTGTATTGGCCCGCACGTACATTCTCTGCGTACATAGGAAAAGGAAATTTATTATATGCTGCTAGCTGCCAAAGCTCCACTAATTTTGAATATACAGCCTGAAGAGTCACGCCATCTTTTGCAATCAAAGACCCCCCTACATTATACGTCACCTTTAGTGTAGTTGTGTTGACTGTTAGGTTAGTGCCAAGAACAAGAAGGTCTGGATCAGTAATTTTAGGCATTGGTTTAATCCTTGATTTGTTGGGCTAAGATAAAATAATTGGAGTTAAAAATACTCAAAATGTCATATTCTAACAATTGCTTTATTTGGTAGGGTTCAAATCTAAATCCATTTAATTGCAAAAAGGACGCCTCATCCCATACAAATTCCATTCCGACTCCTTTGTCATCGGTTGAGGCGTAGATTCTAAAACGTTTCATTGGTGTGCTCATGATGGGTTACTATAAGAAAAATCGACTTGCATCAAAATTGGAATGCTTTGATTGCTTGCGCTTAGCGTCAACGGAAAACGAAGCCACTTATATCCTGGTTTGATGATTGTCACAAATATAGGTGTATCTGATGTGTATTGATACTCATATGAAAAGACGCTTCCAAATGTAGCTTCAGTACCTGCTAGTTCCTCGCTGTCTGATTCACGGTATACATGTAGCTCTGTTCCCGTTTGCAAGCCAGTGAATGTCAATATTGTGCCAGGTAACGGGTGTTGTATTTGCTGCGCCGTAGCATTGGTTTTCGTGCCTGCATGAAATCCCGAAATTGCTGTAGTCGTCGCAGCAGTCGTTGGATAGCAACGAACCTGTAGCGAGTAGCCCGCCGATGGGCTCACGGTGGCGTTTACAGGGGAAAAACTGATCGTTCCGTTATTACCAAGAATCGACGCAATGAAGTTGTTTGAGCAGGTGATGACGCTGCCTGCAATACCGGTGATGGTTGTGTCCTGCGGAAGCCGCAGGGTTGAGTGCTGAATAAAGTCCCCGACCTGCGGCTGACGCGCAAGTGCCGCCAGATCGGTTGAGTTGACCGTTACGGTGTTTGCGCCGGTCGTCGGGTCGCTTGAGGTCCGAACGGTGTTGGCTAAAAAGGTCCACGCGCCAAACCCGCTGCCGGTGTCAATCTTGTATTCCCATAGCAAGTTTTGAGTGTCGGTACCGCCGACCGAACAACCACCACCAAAGGCCGTGTGTCCGTAAAATTTATAAGGTGAAGTCCAGATTAATTGATCAGTGAGCTTTGAAATAACAATGGTTCCGGAACCCGTGTACCCTGAGCCTGTACCTAGTATTGCGGAGAACTGACCGGAAGATGCTGCGGTCGGCTCGTTTGCCATGAGCGTAATTCGACCCGTTGTTGCCGAGTCGTACGCATCATCCCAATGCGTACCGTTGGCGCCAGAAAAACCACGTTTCATGTTTGTCCATCGGCCACCCCGAGACACAAGGTTTGGTGCTTGAATGTCGATGAACTGAGAACCTGTCCCCCACACGTCAAAAAGCTGAACACCATTTGAGCCTGAAGGAAGTGTAAATGGTGAGTTTCTAATGTTGGTTGTGTAGACTCGACGCATAACTGTAGGCGAGCCGATATAACCGTTAAGTATGTATTGCATCGCATTTACCGAACCGCAATCAAATGGAACGGAAGGTGTTCCGATGTTTGATATTGAAAGGCTGGTGTAGTACCCGGTTACTGTGTGAATAGATAGATTGGGGTGGACATTGGCAATTCCACCAAGCGATGAAAAACCATCAATTTCGATGTTTGACCCAAGACCTTGAATTGCAGTGCTTTGGAACGCGGGCGTAGTGTTGGTCATCACATCGGCGTACTTCAAGTTCTTGATTTTGACGCCTGCCGCATTAAACGTAATACCGCAGTTGATGACCTCGCAATCTTCAACGAAAAAATTCGAGGCCCCCAACGTCACGCCACTTTGGTTACCGCTGCTTGTTCGTTGCGAAATGCCCGGATAGTAGCCAATCAGATCAAAACGGCAACGGGAAATCGTGACGTTTGCGCACGAAGAAGTTGAAAATGGCGGGGTTTGTCTCCGACAAAACCGGCTGTCTGTTATTGATGCGGCAAAAAAACTAGATAAGGCGACGTTGGCAGAGGCCGCTATCAGCCCAGACCCCATGCAAGCGTTTGCAATGGAAGATGCGCCAGCAAAATATTGCGTAGTGCAAGCATTTGCGACGGTTGAAAACCCAACATTGAACCAGTTAAAAACCACATTGTTCAAATTCAGGACGCCGCTGCTGGTGGCACTGACGTAATACCGAGTGTTCGTCGCCGTCAGCATCGGAGCGGAATAGTCCGTTGCCGTCGAAGTTGACAAAAAGACGTTGGGTATTATGACTTTGCAGCCAGTGGGCGGCTTGAAACCAGAGTTGTTTGTGCCGCGCAAAGCAAGCTGCACCGTGCCTGTGATTGGGTCGCTAAAGCAATGCTTTCCGCGAACGTCGGTCGGGATGAACGAATAGCTCGCCATCTCCAGCCGGGTCAAGGAAATGGCTACGCCTTGTGCGGTATTACCTGTGAAAGTCGGCAAGCCGAACGTGTAGGTCGGCGTGGCTGAGTCTGCGGTGGCAATCGTCACCGCACCGGTGCCAGTGTGGTTGATTGTGACGTTGATGCGATACAACCCGTTGCCAAGCGACGTTATCGAGGACGCCGTACCGGTGGGGCTTCCTACCGTCGGGGTGGCAATGATTGTCCCTGCCGACAGATCAACAAGCACACCGTAGCGATCCGCGCTGCCGTTGGTCGCAAACTGCACGACAGCCCATTGCCGACCGTCTTGTTTCAAGACAGGGGAAAAAGTCATAACGCCAGCCGGAAAAGTGGTGGTATTTGAGCCAAGTGCAAACGATGCGCTATGAACGCCCGCGACTGCCGTCTCACGAAGCCGTTCTGTTGCCGGGTACGGAAACGCAGCCACCGCGTTCCTGGTAAGCGTTCCGTTGGTTATCGTTAGCAATTCGTTGATGTAATAATGCCCGTTCCAGATGTCACCCGCGTTCGCATACCATTCGTAGACGCCTGAGCCTGCCGAAATTTCAATCAGTATGCCGCCAATTTCCTCGCGGATTGGTAACGTGAATGTTTGGTTGTCAGCACCATTTGTAGTGCCAAGGTCGTACCAGTCCCCGGTAATAGAGCATTTTGCAAGACGAGGTACATTCAAGTAAAACCCGCTTGCTGCAAACACTTGAATTGCGCCTCGCTTACCGGCGCTTGATGCGGTAATGGTTGCCCCACCGGGAAGCGTAATTGTTTCGCCAGATACAAACGTGCCAGTCTTTAAGCGCAGCTTGATATAGCCGGTAGACGGCATTGCGCCGCCAGCCGCCGATGGATTAAACGAATTGCTGGCCCACACCCTGGTTAGCTCGCCCGTGGCCCCGCTGGTGCCTCCTGTGACCCCGTTGCTGCCAAGCGCACCTTGGGTCGGAACATTCCCGGTCGAGGCAGAAAAAGGAATTTCCCAAACCTTTGTGCCATTGACAATAAACTCACCGCCCAACGTCGAAGACAATGTGACCTGACCAAAGACCGCAGCCTGCTGATTTAAACGGGTGTCGGCGTCAATTGTCAGCGACCCACCGTTGACAGTGATGCTTTCCCCGTCCAGCAGCGCCGAAATCGAGGCGCTGTCGTAGTTTAAGGTGGTGGTGACGGTCTGGCTTGCCATGGCTTTTTTCTATATGGTGCGTGTTTCTGTATAACTTAATAAAGTTCGATTTGCGTAAATGCCCATAGCCGTAGCTTCCGTCAATTGGACGCCTAAGGCGGTAAAGGTTGTACGAATTATGATCCAGCCTGGTGCATTTTGAGAAGTGCCGCTAGGAGCTTTCCCCACATAAATAGTGTTAGGAGTGCTCTTGGTGTCATATTCAACGATGAAACCGCCGAAACCGCCGGTGGATATTCCCTGAGTGGTGATATGCAGCACCAAAGGCTCACGTTGAGCCTCGATTACCTGTACAGCTGTAGGAACTACTGGACCAATCATTGTGAGACAAAATTGACAAAAGGCATAATGCCGTCCATATAACAATACGTGTTGCCACTTGAGTCCACAAGTGCTAATTCATAATTGTAATTGCCGATTTCAATTGCGGCCGTTTGTGTACTGGTGAAAGCATGGTGAGTATGTCCTGGATTTACGGCTAAAATCGTTGTGCTCATAGTACTAATAATATTTTCGCGTTTTTTATCCCATACAACAACTGATATATTTGATCCTGTCAAGTTCAGGCCAGCACCTGTTTCATCAAACCAGTAAAATTGGAAGTCAAAATTAAAGCATCTTTTAATTGGTCGAAAGTTATAGTTAAAAGGAGAAATGCTCATAATTCTGTTTTATTTGATTGAAATGCAATTCCTTGCAGTACGTTTGCGGCAAGGCTCCATCCAGCTACGGCATCAGACTGAAAAGAGCGACACACCAGTCCGCCATAATTTTGTGTGCAACGCAGCCAACCTACGGAAGCATGAGTAGCACCAATTGCAAGAAATGCTCCCACAAATATTAGACAAATAGTTTGGTAACGCTTCATCGAACTTTTTCCTCTACATGTCGAAATCGTTCATCTAGGCTAGCCAATTCTTGGTCATGGCGTTTTAATATCTCTAAAATTTTCCCTTCAAATGCCCCTAAACCTTTGGAAATGCTCCACAGAGCCTTTATTGCTGAGTGCAGTCCGGACCCGAGCATTCCTATACCCGTAAGGCCGACAGCTGCCAATGCAATTGATTCCCCGACGCCCATTGTGTGATTGCGTGTTTGCTCAGGTTAGGCAAATTTAGGAATCTTCAAGACCAGTCGGCCGCCCGGGTTTGGATTGGGGCAATTCGCATGAAGGTTCCGGCACCAGTGGTGTATGCGCCACCCGGAGCCGCCGAGAGCAGGTATTGGGGCGTAAAAGTGCCGGGAGTGCTGATGGTTACAGTCCCTCGGATCGAGCCGTGGTGGCTGGCGCTGGCGCTGGTGAGGGATCCGGAGATCACCGCAGGAGTGGCAGTCTGAAGCCAGGTCGTGTAGGCCGGACTCAGCGCTGCCGGTGGGAAGCTGCCGCCGTCTAGAGATCGATAGACCAGCTGGTAGGCGATGTTGCTCAGCATGGAAGTGCCACCAAACCCAATTGCCAGGGTATGTGCCGTGGTGCCTGCCGTTTTGAGCAAGCTGAACAGGATCTCAAATTCGTATGTGCCGGCGGCTAATGTGACACTTACTCCCAACAGATTCTGAGTAGTGTTGACGTTTGCCCCTAAAACGGCAGTATTAAGCCTGTACCAATAGTTGTATCCGTTGCTGTTAAGCAGCCCCACAATATTCCAGTCTGTGTTGTTGCTATTGCGCTCTTTCATTAGACCCGATGCCACGTCTGGCCACCGCAGAAATGGGTATGTAACTGGTGGCGGTGTGGAACCAGAATTTTGCGTAGCCAATGCTTGTAAAGCACTTTGAATATCTAGCCGCAGAGATAATCCACTGCTGCTATCAATAGTAAAATCGTTTTGAGCCATGCTTGCAGAAACGATGGGCTAGGTTTTTTCAGTCTAAGGATTTAGGTTAATGGTAATTGTCCCACTGCTTATTTGGTTGCTTGTAATCTCCACATCGGTTGCTGCTATATATTGTAATGTGCCAGTCTTTCCAGAGGCTCCAAAAATAATATTATAGGTGCCGCTGCTTAATACATTTCTATTTAGCCAAACTCCACCAGTTCCGGTGAACTGTGCAGTTCCGGTTGAAGTGGCACTGACCAAATTGACGGTATTTGCCGCCCCGCAAAAACTGTAAGGACCATCAAAATAAAAAGCTCCAAAGTACAGGTCAAACCGGTTTGTCCATGTATATACAACTGGTGGTCCAGCTGTTGATGAAGTAGACGTATTAAAATAATAATCAAATCGCTGTGCTTTTTGGCTTGTATTGGACAGACCTGCACTTCTATTGCTATAGTTCACAGCCGCAGATAAAGACTGCCCTGAAGGCACCCAAACAACGGAAGCGTCGTCACACGTCAAGTCCTTATATATAAAGTTTCTTTGATTTGGTGATGTTCCTGTATTCATCGCTCCGCCAGAAGCGTTAAACTGTAACGGCCTGGTGTTTCCAGATATGTTGGGGTTAGGTACATAGACAATAGAAGATGTTGAAAACGTCAGCGCTGATGGTTCCGGCCGCACACCAAGGCTGCCCAGCAAAGCTTGATCCCGAAAACCAAACCCCCTCATCCCTGCACCGCGTAAACGGCTGTGGCGTCGGCGTCGGCTGGCCCCCAGCAACGGACGCTCAGAATTCCTGTCTTGCCAGCCGCTATGTTTACGGGCCCTGTGGCCGGAGACTGGGTAAAGATCCAGCCAGGGAACGTAAAGGCGCGAGCCGTGCCATCGCAGATGATTCGTATGGCCACTTCTTTGCCGGCGCTGCGGTTGCTTGTTGTGAATGTAACAGGACCAGCGAGGTTCAGGGTGACCATTTTGCCAGCCAACACAGACATGTCGAGATTGACTGTGGCAGCATAAATAAGGGTTGTTGGCGTATCGACTACAGGCAGGAACGCGGCATTCAATTGCCCATCTGTGATGCTTAGTCCTGGCCCCAATGTATTAAAGCCCCCTGCAGATGTAGCTGCCAAAGCCACTTCAACAGCAAGTGAAAAAACCACCACGTCTTGGTTTATATCAGCAACTGAGAGCAGAGCTCGAAACCGAACCGATCGCGCCCGGACAATGCTGCGTGTCACCGGCTTCCAGCCCGACCAACTGCCTGCCAGGCCAGAACTCAGGGCATCGTTTGAATCTTGATATTCCAATCGAACAATGCCGCTTTCCGCGTTTTCATTGTCAATGCTCAAAACTTCATCAACTGGGCCCACAAGTGCATCCCATGTCGATGCAACCAACCTGGATCGAGATCGGATGATGCGACTCAACTGCAAATCTTTGACATCTCCAGCGTCAAAATCATTGGCAAAATAATAAATTGCCTGCCTGCTGTCAAATCCGTAATCGTCAATTTGATTTGGCAACCCATCAAAATTGCCGTCTTCTGCCAATTCATCCCACGTTCTTGTATCAACCCTTGGGGCGCCATAGTCATCAATTGATCCTGACAACGCATCAAAATTACCATCCAACGCCAGGTTGTCCCAGTATTCATCATTCAGCCTCAATGCCTGAATTGAGGCATCAAAAGAACAATTCCTTTTGACTCCTGTGAATCCTGTTGCGGCTTCATCAATAGTGGCAACGACTTCCATCGCCGATTTCGGTGCATGAAATACCACTGAGGTTGTGGCAGAAACAGCACCGCTGCCATTTTGATGGCGAAAGAGGTAAGTCCCTGTCAATGCCGGCAGCAGCATTTGGCCCTCGGCGTTGGGAGACTGCCCTTTGATTAGAGGATTGCTGGTTGACCAGCTGGCGCCTGATATGTCCGGCGAATGCCGGATTGCCACGCTCAGCGAATTGTTTTCGACTTGGGCCCAGCTAGCCTGCACGACCCACTCGCCCAGCGCCACCACGGCCGCATCACTGACCCGCTCGACGCTGCCATCAATGCCGATGACGCCGGTAGCCGATTGATCCACTTCTTGGCTGGGGGGGACAAAAGGATCGGAGCGGTTGCCAAAGGCATCAATTGCCACCACCTGGATCTCGTATCTCCCATCGGCCACCCCTGGCAGGACGATTGAAGGCGTAGAGGTTGTGTAGGTCTGCCAGTTGCTGCTCATACGGTGCGCACTGCCACCTCATACTCGACTGCTCCGGGGATTGCCTCCCAGGAAAGGTGCAGATCGGTTTGCTGAGTAGCTGGATTCACCACGGCAATGGCTGTTGCGCTGGATGGGGCCGCCGGTGGCTTGATTTCCAGGGGTGCAAACACTTGCTGATCTAATGGAATATCACGCTCTATGTAGTCATATTTGCTTGGATTATGGCGCAATGCAGAAACCATATATTTAGTCCGACTGCTTTCAGTTATGCCAATGGCCGTCCACAGGCTTGTGCGCATGGCGTTGTTGTCAATTGACCAAGTGCCACCAATCAATGGCGCTGCCGAAAATGGCAAAGCTGGTGTAACAACCACACCGCTGATAGAACCAATGAATCGGGTCTCCAGACTTCCATCCACCAGCTTGGCAGTGATCGTTGCATCTGCCCCGGTCGGCAGATCGGTCTGGGTTGCGTCATCAACAGTGAGGCTGGTGGATGTGCCTGCAATGGTTTTGCCAGCTCGCCTTACGCCGCTTTTGAGCCGATCAGCTGCTCTGAACCGCAGGCCAGGCCGAAGCTCCACCCCCAGAGCCATGGTGCCTTCAAACATCACAACTTCTGATTCGTATTGTTCGGTGTAAAGCAGCCATTCCCCGGCCCGCTGGGCCTGCCCAGGTGATGTGCAGGCAAATGCGTCGATATTGGCGACTTTCGCCCCATATAACTGAATTGCCTTTTTATCTTGTACCGTTACAAAATCATAGTCCTGTTTCTCATTGTTGAAATACCGCACCACAGCCACGGTATGGCGCTCCCGCAGGCTGGAGCCGACGTAGCGAAAGCCTTCTGGCGATATGTCTGAATTTGATACGGTGACAATTGCATCGCCAGGGGCATCTTGCGTGACAGTTAACGAGCCATTGCCCCAATGGGGCATGCCTCGAAAGACACTGGCCATCTGATTGATCAATTGGTATGCGTCTTCGCCGCTCTGGATGTTGAGAGAACAGGCAAAACGCGGCTCAAACCCGCCTCTGCCATCAGAAACTAATTCTGCGCAGTATTTAGATATTGAATATAGAGCAAACTTATCGACGGTTTCAGGCGGGCAGCGATGGCCGAACCCATAGCGTGGATGGGTGACCTGGTCGTAAAAATGCCAGGCAGGATCGGTCGTCCATTGAGCTTCGGCAAAATTGCCCGTCCAAATGCCGGAATAAATCAACCGGCCGGTGGTTTGCTCGACGGTTGCATTGTCAGGAATTGAGATTTTGACACCTAACCGGTCTACAGATACTTGCGGCCAAGAGCTAAAATACTTGGCGTCTAGTTGCAACGCCAACAAGCTAGAATATGGGTATCTGAGTTTTGCATAGATTAATTCTGTATAGTCACTCCAAACCATTGTGTCGTTGACTTTGGAATTGTTTGAATCTGGAGTGATTCGCACCACTCTCACACTGACGGGGAAGGGGCCATAGATCTCGACTTCATGGTTGCGTTGAAACAGATCGCCAGAACGGCCTTTTACAGATGTGTCAACCACGGTTTTGAAGCTGCCACCTGCAATCGCCACTTGAATCTGATATTTGACTTCCACTGCAATGACATCACCCTCCTGCGGTGACTTCACGCCACCTTTCAAGATGCTGGAAGTCAGCGTTTTTGATACTTTATTTTTTGGATCGTAATACTGTTGCAGTGCTTGCCAGCTAAGGGTGATCCTGACTGCATTGACAGCAGAGTCTGTAATCGTGCGTGTCAGCGGCGTCGCTGCTGTTACCGGCAGCCCAACTGCTCGCTGGGATTCGGTTGCATTGAAACCTTTGATCGAAGACTGGTCAACAGTTCCATAGCGATGATCAACGACAACGCCTAGAAAATTAAAATCAGTGGTTTTCGGGTTATTTGGATCTGCCGATGCCTTGAGAATTGGCGTTTTATTAATATAAATATCTTTTAGCAGAGCGGTTTCATAGGCATTGCTGCCTCGCGTATAGCACCTGGCCGACGGCCAGCCCTCCTGTTCTCCTTCGCCGAGTAGCAGCAGCAGCCGGGCGTACTGGGTGGAGTTGAGCGTGTCCGGCGCAGTAACGGCCCCCCGGCTGGCCTTGGCCTGTTGCTTTTGGCCACCGATGCCAGCTCCGCGGATCACTGGCCATGGCGGCAACTTGACCAGGCTGTCTATAGGAATCTCCCTCATCGCTTGCCCGTCGCCTGGATCGCTTCGGCCAGGCTGATGGATCGCTTGTTGGCGTCCGCCCCTGGCAGCTCGTCTGTGGAGATGCCGGCTGAGATGACAATGGCACCCATGACGATGCGGCCCCGGGGGATGTTGACGGGCGTGCCCTCCCGAGAAGTCAACTGCACCCCTGATACCGAGTAGGAATTGACCTCTTTGGGATCACGGTTGCGCTCTGGAGTGGGCGTTGAAGGCGTCAGCAGCTGGGCGGCACCGCCCAGGGCCAGGCTCATGCCGGCGCCAAACAGGGTGGGCCCCACGGCCGCCAGGCCAATGCCCGGCACCGCAAACGATGCGGCCACCAGCAAAATGCCACCCACAATCTTGGCGCCGGCCGTTCCGGAACCGCTGATGATCGGCACCAGGTGGATGTCCTCGCTGCCGAGGGGGTAGTGAATCTCATCGGCGCCGAGGTTGTAGCTGCCTTCCGACAGCAGCCAGTCGTATCCGGCGATGAGGGCCTCCAGATCGGGCCAATTGGCGACCAGAAACCGCACGGCTTCGCCAATCGAAGCGATGTTGGCGTTCAAAACCGAGTATCCGGTCCGCTCGGCCAGGGGCCCGTACAGCCTCAAGGTTCGCTCCAATGCCACCGACCACTGAATAGCCCCAGGCTACGGAGGCCACTTCAATGGCACGGTGGGGGTTGGCGCGAGCGGTGTGGTCAGCACCATTTTTGTGGCCGCACGCAAATGGTCCAAGTTTCCGCCGCGGCCCCCTTGGAATCGTGTACTTTTTATTGCCAAGGTATTCATGCGTTGCTAATGTCAAAAAAGTCGTCTCCTTTCCATGTCTGAATCAAAGCTGTATCGCGTTAAAGAAGGGGCGATTCTTGCGGGGGTATGCCAAGGGTTAGAGGCCAGCGGCAGAGGCTCTGCCGTGGCTTACCGTCTGCTGTTTGCTTTTGGCTCAATTTTCTGGCTGATTGGGATTGTTATCTACATCGTGATGGGAATCTCTATTCCCGTCGCGAGCAAAGAGCAGCTTGAGCAATTGCAGAAAGCCGCATCTGAAAATGGATCAAACAGGCTGGCCGCGGGGCCTTCACTGGATGCTGTTCAGGTTCAACTGGAAAGAATTCAAAAGATGAAGGATGATGCTTTGATTTCGGAGGACGAGGCCACAAAGTTGAGGGCAAAGGCTTTGGGCATCAACTAGCCAGCCCCGTGCCTCTGAAACACCTCCAGCCCCCCCCTTTCTTTCCCGACCTTTCATCCTGAACCGTGTACGCTCAATCTGGGGGTTGGGTCGGCCCAAACCGCAAGGCTGGGCGCCGGGGGCGATGCCAGTGGACGCCGTTCAGCTTGAGCACCAGGCTTGAGCACCGGTATCACAGGCCCAGCCTCCACCTATTTCCTTGTCATCAGGATGCAGTCTGGAAATGAGTAAGGAGCAACTCACCTATCGCCTGCTGTCAATGGAGGTGGGCATCGAAAGCGGTCGACTCCGAACCGGCCGTCTCCAACCCGAGGAATGGCCCTTGCTGGGCAACGCAATCAGCAGCCTCAGTCAGCTGCCGTTGTTCCTTGATGACAAACCCAATGCCGGTGTGTTGGAGATGCGCTCCCTTTGTCGGCGCCTGATGGCTGAAACCGGCAAGGAATTGGGACTGGTGATAATTGACTACCTACAGCTAATGGAGGGCTCAACCCCAGACAACCGGGTGCAGGAGCTTTCGCGCATCACCCGGGGCCTCAAGGGCATGGCCCGCGAACTCAATGTGCCCGTGATGGCCCTGTCCCAGCTCAGCCGTGGCGTCGAGGGCCGCACCAACAAACGGCCCATGCTCAGTGATCTGCGGGAATCGGGCTCAATTGAACAAGATGCCGATCTTGTGCTGATGATTTACCGCGATGAGTACTACAACCCAGAAACGGCCGATCGCGGCGTCACCGAAGTGATCGTGGCCAAACACCGCAATGGCCCTGTGGGTACGGTCAAATTGCTGTTTGAGCCTCAGCTTATCCGCTTTCGCAACCTGGCCGGTTGAAGCAGGCATAGGGAAGTTGGTTATGCCTCACATCTGTGCCACAAGTGATGCCATTGAGTCATTGTCGAAATAACGCTGGTACAGCGTGGTGTGGACCATCAAGGAATGGCCCAGGCTCTTGGCTGCCAGCGATGGGCTGATCTGGGGATTGGAGATGGCCCGCACCGCCCAGGCATGACGAAGGTCGTATGGCTGGAATGGCACTTGAAACCGGCGAAAGGCAACCGCCAGCTGCGACCCCACGGTTCGGCTGTCCCGTTCGAGGTTAATTGCCGGCAGCCGTTGCTCCTGAAGGTTCCATCGCTCAATCCAGGCTTTCGGCAGCGGCAGGCTCTTTCGAGCACCAGTTTTTCCAGCCCGGATCACCGCCAGCCCATTGCTTTCGACAGAGGCCATCAGCAAGGCCTCGTGGGGGCGCGTGCCATAGGTGGCGCAGATCCCGGCAACCCACTGCCAATTGGTGGGCATTCCATCGATGGCATCAATGATCACTTGGTCATCGGGCAGGCTGCGCGGCCTAGCCCTTGATGGGCTGTAGCCCTTCCCGAGATCCCGCAGCTCTTGCACAGCCTCCATGCCCATTGCCAGGGCCTGCGCCACAGCCGTCGCTGCCAATGCCGCCTTGCGCCTTGCGCACCCACCAACAGGCTTGCTTGCCACCAGGGCTCGCAGAATGTCGAGCGTCACATCCTGCTGCTGCAGCAGTGGCCGCAGCGGTCCCCCGTAGGCCGTTGCCCAGCTTACCGCCGATTTCGGACCACGCTGGCGCCGCTCGTACCACCAGATCTCGGTTCGCCGAATCGCTTCATGGCCGCTGATGCCTTCCTTGGCAGCCCAATTGCTCAATCCGGCACCAGCCTGGGCCCAGCAATCAAAAGGGAACGGCTGAAGGCCGCGGCGATGCAGCTCAATGTCCTGGCCCAGCCGCTCCGCCAGCTCCCGGGCTTGGTCAATCCCCGCTGGATAGGGAAAAGAGGTGGCGATCCGGCGTTGCAACCAGGTGCCATCTGCCAATGGCAGGGTGCCGCGTAACCGCAGCCGGCCGCCGGACGGGGATACCTCAATGGACACGCTTGCTCCAAGTGCACGGAGGGCCCGGTTGACGCGGGTGAGATACGGGTCCTTGGGAGGCATCGGCCGTGCCTAAAAGCGTGCCTACTTTGGCCCCTTAATGGCCTTTATGTGCCTTTTTGTGCCCATTGAAGGCCCGGCTGGTTGGCCACAGCTGGATAGGATCCCTTGTCCTGACTATGGTTTTGAGGATGGGGGTCCCGAGGATCGAACTCGGCTAAGGCGAATTATGAGTTCGCTGCATTCACCAGATTGCTAGACCCCCTTTTGACGCCGCAGCGCCATGGGCGGATCACCAGAGACCGCGCACGTAGCTGGTGTAGCCCGGCAGGGCGGATCGGGGGGGGCCATCGGCGGCAGCACCGCCGACCGCGCTGGTGGAGAAGGGGTTGGCGAGGTCGGCGGTGCGCATGGGGGTTGGATCGTGCTGGGTTTGGATCAGATAGCGATAGGTGTTCTCAACCGCACTGCCATCCCAAACAATCGCCTGATCGGGGAAGCCAAAACCCATCACCCGGTTGCCTTCACCGCCGCCCATGGC